AATACGGCAATCATCGATTTGCGAAATTTGACATCCACTTAATCGCGATCGAGTCTCCCGAGGAAATTGCGGTGTTAGTGACGCACGTCATTGGCGATACCCGCCTCTCGATGGGGTTTTTCCGAACGGTTCGCGATTACGTTTTGAGCAACGGGACGACGGAGAGAAAGGTTTGCCCAGACCTCCAGAATGGATTTGCGGATCAATATATTGATGAGATGACCGAACCTGCCTATATACCCGGCGAACACGTGCCTGACTATACATCGGATGGCGATGATGATGATGACTACTACTCATTCTATCCATCTTCGCAGGACAGTTTTGACAGTAGTCCGTAAGGTAAGTAACCCAGTAACCCACTAAACCACTAAAATATATTTAAAACCTACTTAAAGACACCTCACTATATATTGTATCCCCCCAACATATACTCTCTATCCTCCACACTTTATAACTAACCCTTTTTTAACGCTTATTTTTTGCAAAGAATCTTATCGCCAAAATGTCTAAATCTTTTGTTCTCACTTTACCCGAATGGGATGTTACCAACTCGCGCTTCATGCAACCAAAGGTGAATGAACGTGGTGGAAAGTCCGTCAATATTATCAGCAACCAAACGAATCGCGGATTGCATATTTCTCTTCCCTTTTTGAATACCTGGGGAATCAGCGACTTTGTCGATGAGAAGACCGGTGAGTCGGATGGAAAGTATAGTCTCTCTCTCTCTTTCCCAAGTGAGGATTATGCTACTCCCGCGACTCGTCAGGCACTCGAGAAGTTGAAGGAATTCGAGAACTTCGTGTTGGATTCTGCTGTTAAGAATTCGGAGGTATGGTGGGGCGAGTCAATGTCCCGCGAAGTTGCCAAGCACACATTTTTCCCGTTCATCAAGTATAGTCGCAATAAGGATACCAAGAAGATTGATTTAACCAAACCACCTTCTCTTCGTGCCAAGGTCCCATTTTATGATGGGCGTTGGAATACGGAGATTTACAACATCAAGTCGCAGATGATTTATCCTGCGGATGATAATACTACCCCAATGGACCATATTCCTTCCAGAAGCAATGTCGCATGTGTTTTGCAGTGCGGTGGAATCTGGATTGGTGGAAAGGGTTGGGGACTCACTTGGAAGTTGTTCCAGTGTGTCGTGAAGAACAATCATCCTCAATTGTCAGTTCGAGGAGTTTGCAATGTCCATATTCCTAAGGAGGATTTGGAGGAAGGCGAACCTGAGGTCGCGCAGACTCAGAAACCTTCTGTGCCGGTTGTTGAGAAGAAGGTATCTGCGCCTCAACCAGTTTCTGCGGCAGTAGATGATAGTGACGATGAGGAACAACCTTATGTACCTTCTGCTCCGGTTTCTGTGCCTGCTGCTCCTGCTGCTCCGGTTTCTGTGCCTTCTGCTCCGGTTGTTGTGCCTGCTGTCCCGGTTGCTCCAGTAGAAGAACCTGTCGAAGCAGAAGCACCGGCAGTGGTGAAGAAGGTAGTCAAGAAGGTGGTGAAGAAGGCAGCATAATATCCCGTTAATAAATAATAAGTCACAATTTATGTATTATAAAAACGAATACACAAATTACTAGACATTGACATTGGAGTTTGTTCGTTTATTTATTTCGTCCGTTACGATTTGTTTATTTATTTCATTTTTTGTAACACATACTACAATAGATAATACTGCAACAAGTATTGAAAACACAACAATACCCTTCGCGATCCAATATTCACAATACATATTTGTGATAAAGACCAAGAATAAAGTAAACAAGATATCGAACAAGATATTACTCAGATGTATTCCAGAAATACATAAATCGAACGACGTGATGATAACGGAAAGAAGAAAAACTATTTTTGCTAAAACACAAACTTCCATGATATATATTATTGCTTCATAATGTCATCGTATCAGGAATATCTGACATTATTCGAAATGTCGGTTTAATCGTTCGTACGACTCAGGATTGTTTGCTTTGCATAATTTGTGCGTATCTCCGACATAACATCCGTCGCCTTTCGTACAGATCTCCATGCATTCCTTTACTCTCTTGACCCATTTGATACTATTCAAGTCCAATATTTTGTCGCCGTCGATTTTGATAAACTCGACTTGTTTTTTGTAAGACCTCACCATCTAGACAAATATAATAATATAACACTTTATTTGATATATTATTTACCGCGCTCCATCGAAGAAGATAGTTATTATAAAGATGACCGACTGTTTCTTAGAAATGTCCATCACATCCTCCGAATTATTGTAAGGAACCCCGCAATCTAAATATTCAACGCGTTGTGGTTCACTAGTTAATCTCAATGAATTCCCGCGTATTGTAAATTGTTTGCTGCCAATTTCCACTACAACCTCTCTATCCCATAACTCCGAATAATGATATTGCAGTGTTACTGTCAAATTATTGCACTCATCCAACTCCATATATTCTGGTAATACTGGGAAACATTTGACGTACAATCCCTTCCCATGATGCTCAAATGTCATTTCATGATGCCAAAGGGGCACCAAATACGACCGGTCCTCTCGCTTCAAAATATACACATTTTCATCCGAGAATAAGTCTTCTAAACCCGGATTCAGCACAATACACTCTTCTTCCGTTTTAAAAATTTCGTTTATCCTCTCGATTAATTCAGACGATAAATGCAGAACCGTCCGATATTTCATTAGCACGCCATAGACGATCCTCAATGTGTCTCGATTGATTGTCCGCAAATAATCGACAATGTGGTCTACATTGTGCTCAACTAGTAGGCATAATTTTTTGCCAATTATCTCAATTATTTTTGATATGAGAGGCGTGGTTTCCTCTCGAAAAACCGTCGACAGAAACGTTTTTAGAATATCTGGGTAAGAGTCGTCGTTGATAACTTCGTCTTCCGGTAAAAGTTGCAAATATCTGTATGCTGCTTGTATTTCGCGGAATTTCTCTGCCGCGTCGGGGGATTTGTTCTTGTCTGGATGAAATTGCAGTATCTTTGAACGATATGCCTTTTTGACTTCGTCTTCGTTCGCGTCCTCTCGAATCCCTAATACGTTAAGTGCATGTTTTCGGTCCATTCGATTTCGACTGATATCGATATATCTTCGTTATCAAATAAATAAACATACTCTCTAAATGGTATATTGGTCTATAGTTGTTATTGTAGAACTTCAAAAACGAATCAGTCTTTTCCATTATTTCGGAAAGTATTTCGCCGGATTCATCTACGAATATCCCATTCTCCACGAAGTGATAAAGAATGTACCAAAGACATTCCGTTACATCGAGACCGTATAGCAATATATCATACAGGTTGTCGCGAAATGATATAATATCGATGTTACTGTGGTCAATCATTTTTGCAATGATGTTGTCGCAAACAATATTAAATACGTCTTTCGGGGGTGTATCGACTTTCGCAATCAAATGCATTTCTTTCATGTTGAGCAACGACTCTGGCGCAAAATCGATCGATGGGGGGTCTCTTCTCAGCATACTAAACACGGTGACGTCATGATTCAATGGATGAATTTGCTGTAAAAACGTCTTATGCGATTTCGGACCACCAAATCGCGGATTTTGTCCGTTTCTGGATTTTTTATATAATTCGGCGTCTGGACGCTTTACTGGTATTAATTTGCAGCATTGAAGAATACGGTTCGGAATAAAACTCACGTGCTCCGTCAAGAGGACAAACGCAATATGAATACTTAATGCGCGACAATGCTGTATGTAACTATAAAATACATCTAATAACTCGCTATGGATTGACTGGAAATTCTTGCAGAGGATGATTCCACATTTCGTTTTTTTTGTGGAAACGATGTCTACAATCTGGAAAAAACATTCGTTCCATAGTTTCTTCGATTCACAACCAAGAAGCGCCAGATCGATTTCATAGTGAATATCGCTAATATGGTACTCATAAGTCTGCTTATCTGTCGCCGCAGTCATCTTCTCCGTTTTCAGTCCATTTACCGCATACTTTTCTACAAATTTCAGAAACTGGGTATATTTACCTACTCCGGAAGGACCGTAGAATATAATATTCCCTAATTCGCTTAAAGACGCCGGCATTTCTTCGAGTGTTGGTTTGAGTTCTGGATGCATATCCGTCTGTTTCGACGACGCGATATACTCTGCACAAGTGGTTTCATAGTATTTCATTTTAGAACGCAGTTAACAATATAGCATTGCGATTTATTTATGTGTCTTTTATCCTAATAGAGAATCACTGTACAACCAGTTTCGGTGCCATATGCATGAAATAATTAGTAATGAATACGAGGTAAGAGGATAGTCCTAATAGCGCAGGGGGGACTAAGAAACGTGCCACGTTGGTAATGATAGATGTGATTGTAGATGACGTGAATGTATTGAATGTGTAGTAGACAATTAAGAAGACTATGAATGCGATGTAGAGTTGGCGAATATGCGCGTCCCTGAATAGACAAGGGTCCCCTTCAGGTATATTGCGGAAATCTCGAATACTAAACCCAGCATAAAGAAGTCCAACGAACCCAAACGCATATTTCGCAAGTAAATAGATAACATCCCATCTCAGGACAGGCATTAGTAAAATACTATTAATTGCGACGGATAATGCTTTACCCACGCCTGTTTTAGAATATAGAGGGTTGGACTCTTTCGGTATGAAATAAGACAAAATGAACATGGCAACCCCCGCAATAACTGAACCGAGTAATATGTAGAATGCAATGACGTTTTGTATACTCATTAATATTAACAGCGCAAACGCCGCAACCAATCCGGCAATGCACGTCTTGATTATTCCTACGTCCGTACTATTTTTCACTTCTGCAGGTTCTTCTTCCATCTTTTTTCGCATTCGTTTATTCATTCCCAATAAATTGGAAATTCCGAGAGTCAATACCGAAAGCAAACTAATTGAAGGGTTTTGTCCGAAAACCAGATATCTGTCTCCGGGAGAAAATCCGAGAGGAGCACTCGGCGAAAGTCCGAAGAGGTTGAAGTTCGCCTCTACAAACGGGCGCGAGAATACGACGATTAAAAACGCGAATAGGAACCAGTATGATTTGATGAACGAATCCTTGAAATCCTGGATGGCAGGGTCATTCAAAGGATCGCAGACAACGCGTTTCGGCGTTTTATTTACTTCGAGAGGCGGCATCTGGAGTCTTCCGTAAAGTGCACTTCCTAAACCAATCACGACAACTGGAAACAAGACCCGAACCCAGTCTCCGATTGACCCGTTCAATATAGTATCGAATATACCTTCTGAACCAGACCCGTTTAGTATATTGTCTAACACATTGTATGTGAATTTGCGGACATCCTCTGGCGTGTTGTATGCGTAAACTGCGACGACACCAATGAAGGTAGTGACAGTTGTGAAAATGATTTTTGCGTTATCTAAATTCAGACGGTCATTCGGCGACCATTCTATTGCGGAATGGTTTTCTGCAAATTTATTTTGGAGTGTGACGATTGTCATCATCATCATTATGGATGAAACTAATGAGAATGCCATGGAAATGATGAGAACGCTATAACGAACTGTCCATTCCATGTTTTTACCATCGGACGAAATGGATCCATCCGTTATGTCTTTTCCTATGAAAAGACAGAAAATGATATTTATCATGAAAAACAGAACAAGTCCGAATAACTCGACGGACTTGATGTTTATTAGACAAAATGAAACAATGAAAACAAATATAAAGAAAAAATATTTAATGAATGATTTTATTTCAGATGTTGCCATTCCCTATTTGCAATTTATATACTAAGACGATATGTGTTTTCTATTGCGGTAATTAACTCCAGGGTTGCCATGGATTCCCATTTATCTTTGAGAGGTTTGATGGGGTGGAATGCGGGGTTGGGCATTTTTGTGGTTTGGTGGAAAATGTAGGGACCGTATTTTCCTTTTCTTATCGAGAGGTCGGGTCTCAGCGAGCGGAGCAATGTCTTGTTGCTCGTGCCGTCACGGACTCCGGAGGAGTCCTTTATGACGGTGGGAGACAACCCCACATTCGACTTTGCTAATTCTCCATAACCTTTTATTCCTCCAGACCCAATTGTCGGTATATCCTCTCCATCATCGGGTTCCAAAACGGATTGAGGTAAAAACATTGCGGCAGCGTCTTCTTCGCCGATGACATTTGATTTCTGTTCAATGAGTCTGACAACATCCTCTAACACGATTTCATTTGCAGATTTGATGTGAGGTTTCATTTTGCCTAAGAGATTCCGCTTGCACCAGAGGTGCTGAGGGAATCTCTCCTCCGCTTCGCTTGCAAAATCCTCGTATTCCTCCCTCTTCGAGTCCGTAATACTTCGCAAACTGATCGTCTGTTTGTTTCCTGTTTTGCTCCATTCCGCATACAACCCGAATTTCCCCTTCTTCAAGTATACTGGGGCACCTTGGTATTTGCCTAAATATCCATTATCCTCTCTCCAAATCAATTCTGTCATCGTATATTCCCCTCGTTTTGCTTTTTCTATATCCAATTCTACTTCTGGTCGGATTTTTGAATATTCTGGTTTTCCATTGTCGCCTCTCAGCAAAGACTTGATGGAAGCACCGTACGTATTGAATACCAATACATGGTCCGCGGTATCCGATAAAGCAAATGTCTGCTTTGTTTGTTTTGCTAGAGGTTTCGACCTCTCGGTGATATCGTCGAAACATTTGCGGCATATTTCGTGCCAAGTTTCTAATGCGTCTTCGGATGATCGAGAGGATATGATATCTAGTTCGGATTCCATCGATTTGGTGTAATCGTAGGAGAAACAGTCGTCGAAATGTTGCAGCAAAAATTCGAGCACTAGAATACCTGTTGGTTGGATGACCAGTTTGTCCTTTTCATCTCCGAATGATTTCTCCAGTTCGGTCTTCTCTAAAACAAATTGTTGAGAGGACGAAGGACGCAACTTGTATTCTGTGCATTTTTGCAGAATACCCTTGACATCGGTTTTCTTTGTGTATCCTCTCTCTTGTATCGTTTCAACAATGGAGGAGAAAGTAGACGGTCGACCGATTCCTAAATCTTCGAGTTTCTGGATGAGGGATGCTTCCGTATAATGGTGTGGCATACGCGAATCAATGGTTACTTTGGAATCGATGAGAGACCATGTGAGAGGAGTCGGAGATTTGGCAATTTGTTCCAAATACAGGGAGAGAGAGGATTCTGTCGCTTGGGTCTCTGTCAAAGACCCCGCATCCTTGATTTCGACTCGGCGCCAACCTAGGAACACCGGTGTCTCCATCGTGTACTTGTACTGGATGTCTTTTAGAGACGATGAAACCGAGTAATCTGTCATATTATATTTTGCGGTTGACATGCAACTCTCGACGGTGTTTCTCCATATCAAACTGTATAGTCGCGATAATCCGGTGTCGTTACTTGTCATGGAAGTTAGCGAGAGGTTGGTCACACGAATACCTTCGTGAGGCATCGTCGTATCAACCAATTTAATGGAATCTAAATCGCCTATGTATTCTGCGCCATATTCCGACTTGATATATTCGGAACTCTTTTTTAGGAAAACGTCGGAGTATTTCTGGCAATCAGTTCGCATATAGGTAATCAGACCAGATTGGTAAAGTGTTTGACAATGGTTCATTGTCTGTTTTGGTGAGAGGCGACATTGGTTGCTGGCAACTTGTAACAATCTGGAAGTATTGAATGGTTTTGGAGGGGAACGGGTCGATGGTCTCGTTTTTCCAATGGTAAGACGGTGTTCATGGGTTTTGGATTTTTCTAGGAATTCCAACAACAATGATTGAGAGGTGATGTCCGCGTCTAAATCGAATTTGATGGCGCGATTGGTGAAAATACCCGATACTTTGTATATTTGCGTCATTCCCGCGGAACGCAATTCGGTATATTTCTGGTGATGGTCGTAGACTAAGCGGAGAGCAGGAGTCTGGCATCGACCTGCGGATAAGGCATTCTTCCGGTTGCTTCCCAGGTTACGCCAGAGGAGAGGCGAGATCTTGAACCCGACGACCATATCTAGAACTTGTCGTGCCTGTTGCGCGGCAACCAGAGATAGATTGATTTTGGTCGGTGAGTTAACTGCCGCCGCCAAAGCAGGTTGTGTTATTTCGTGGAAAACAATGCGTTTGGTTACAACCGGGTCGAGACCACATACTTGGCAAATATGCCAGGCAATTGCCTCTCCTTCTCGGTCGTCGTCGGTCGCTAACAAAATGTTGAGAGGAGAATATTTTGCGACGGTTTTCTTGAGAGTTTCGACGTGGTCTTTCTTGTCTTTGATGAGGGTGTATTCAATTTGGAATTTGTCTTTGGTGTTTATGCTGGATAACCCGTCGATTTCACGAATATGTCCTTTGGAGGAAATACACTGGTATTTGGGTCCAAGATATGATTCGATTTTGGCGCATTTAGAGGGAGACTCGACGATGAGGAGAAAGTTCAAGGATTTACGGACTCTGGAAGAGGTAGTCAATTCGCAATTTTCAGAAGAGATTCCACAGGAATCTCGAATGAAAATATCGGAGAGTTGTGTTTTTTTTGATTTCGGAGGCATTTTGTTTTTGAATTGGCGAGAGGTTGGATAGTATTGCAGTGTTGTGTTTATTTTGATTTATATTAGAGTGATAATGTGAATCAAAATATGAGTATAATTTATAGAAAATATTTGTAAATTATGTCAAGTATCAAACTTTTAACGTCTAGTCGTATGGGCAAAAACCCATACGACTAACGTATATGACTAGTAGTGTTTTCCGTTGCTATAAGATAACTGCCTGAAGGGCAGTTATTGAAGGGCAACAAAAAATACGACTAGACATTAGGTTATAATATGAGTTATGCAAACGGTTAACGGTTAACGGTTCAACATAAAATACATCCCACCTAATGAATTAATTTTCGTAAATTTCCGAGTTTTAAATATGTAATCAGCATACGGAGCATTGTCCAGCAAATATATATTGTCCACCGCATCCAACACCTCCGAATTATATAATCCAAGTGACGGACCAGTATTAATTGCTATGATGGTTTTCACTGTTTTTGCAATGGCAGCAACATCACGTATCGTTTTATCATGAAGAGATATAATCGAATCGTTTATGTATTCCGTCACCGCGATTTTCCGTGTTTTACTTAATTCGGTTATAAACCAATTTAACTCGTTCTTGTCGTGACTGAATTGACAACTTTTAGGAGTGGAATTGATAATCAGGGTGTCAATGCCGGGATTCTCGATTTTTACGCTCTTTATCAAAAGGTCCGAATCGCAGTATTCGAATTTATACACGACAATCGGGATTCTATGAAACGCCAGAAATTTGTTGAACATATCACACAATATGTCTTCGATGTATTTTCCCGACTTCAAATTCTCTGTCCCTTGCCATAAATGGTATCCTTTTTTTTTATATGGAAGCAAATGTACATTTTTGGATGAATTGAATTCGTCCAAGTTTCTATGATGTGCCGCATTGCAATAGTAATTTATATGGATATTATGCGACTCAATATAGTCTTTAATTTGACTGAAAAATATAAAGCAAATCAAACTGTCCCCTAGTCCATATTCACAGTACGCTTCTATCCCATTGATATATGTGTACATATGCGTATGTGTATATATTTTAATTTATACAAGAATATATACACGAATTTATATTCATTATGAGTAAAAATATTTATTCTTGTGAGCAAGATGGTCTAATATATTTGCCGGTTTCCCTTGGAGAGGCAATCGACAAATTGACCATTTTAGATATCAAATTGCAAAAAATTAAGGACTCCAGAAAATTAGACGTCCAAAAAGAGTACGATTTGCTATATAGTAAACTAGAGAGGTTTATAATGAAATACACTGATTTATATCAGACCATGAAAAAAGTGAATCTATTGATATGGGACATGATGGATGTGCTAAGAGACGGATCTCTTCCAGAAGATGAATATCTACGAGTTTGCAAAGAATGCATCGAGTTCAATGATATCCGGTTTCGTGTCAAAAATAAGATAAATTATGTATCAAATTCGGAGTTGAGAGAACAGAAGAGTTATCGTGTAAATCGAGTCGTTATTGATATTGCAGATGAAATTGCGGATATTGACGATTTCATTCTCCCAATAAAGTATTTTTCTTATATTTACGATGAAATTGCGATCGTTTCTAGTAAT